AGATTGTAGATGCTGAACCGTTGGTTCCAACAACTCCATACTCTGTGATTGCAACGTTATCGTTGGCATCAAGTGTTAAAAGTACCTTTGAGATTTCTGTGTGATCTCCATAGGCAACCTTTACAAGATATTCTGCTGAGCGGTACTCGTCCTTAAGAAATTGATGGGCAAACTGAATTCCTGCAGTTGGTGCTGAAAGAGTTGCTGCAACCTGCTTAGCAACTGAGTTTAACTCAACTGCTGTGAAGTTTGGAACAACTGCTTCAAGAGCGTCTACTGCACGAACATCTGTAAAGTACTTGTTTGTTGTACCTTCTACAAGGTCATCAGTATCAGAATCTGCTACACCGTTTTCTGCGGTGATAACAATTCCTCCACCAGGCTGTGCATCAATTGTAATGTTAGTTTTTGTTGCATTAACCAAAAGATCTAATGCTGAAGCCTTGGCACGAGAATCTGTGAAGTACTGGTTTGCAGTACCTTCTTCAATGTCATCTGTGTCAATAAGATTAATCTGGTCTGCAATTGTTCCACCAACTGCAGCGATTGCTCGTGCATTTGTGAAGTAAAGGTTTGTTGGTCCCTCTTCAATGTCATCTGTGTCAATAGCATTGATTGCATTTGTTGTATGTGTTTGTGCATTGTTCTGTGCAGTGCTTGCATAACCTTGAGCAATTACAAGAGCATCTGTGATTTCACCATCTGTGTAAGAGTTAGCATCTGCTTCTGCAGTGTCTGCGTAGCCCTGAGCAGTTGAAAGTGCTGTTGTAATTTCTCCATCTGTGTAAGAGTTAGCAGTTGTTACTGCATCAGATTCTGCTGTGTTAGCATAGTTCTGGTAAGCAGTAGTAATCGCTGTCTCTCTGCCGTCTGTGTAAGAGTTTGCTGATGTTACTGCATCTGTTTCTGCTTGATCAACATAACCCTTAGTTGCTGCATGTAGGTTTAATGTTGGTGCACCTGGAAGTGTTAGGTCCCCAGTCATTGTGTCGCCAGACTTTGCTACTCTACCAGCAACGGCTGCTGCTGCATCTGAAGCGTAGTTTGGATTATCTGCAATTGCTGCAGCCAATTCGTTAAGTGTATCAAGAAGTGCTGGTGCTGTATCTACAAGGGCTGCAACTTCTGCATCTGTGTAAGAGTTAGCATCTGCAATAGCCTGTGCTTTAGCAGTTGCAATAGCAGAGTTACGGTCTGTAACTTCTGTTCCAATTGCTGAAGTTATTGCTGAGTTACGATCTGCAACTTCTGTACCGATTGCAGTTGAAAGTGCTGCTGCTGCTGTTGCTTCTGCACCTGATTTTGCGTTGTTAGCCTTTGTGGTTGCATCTGCTGATGCTGTTGAGACTGCATCTGCTTCTGCCTGATCTGCATAAGCCTGAGTTGCAAGAACATCTGCTCCCCACTTAACAGAAGAACCTGCTGCTGGAGTAAGAACGATATGAGAATCAGAGTTGATTGTCATTGCACCTGCGCCAGTGAAGTTAAGTGTATCTCCAATAGTCTTATTTGTTAATGTTTGTGTGTTTGTTGTTCCAACTACCGCACCAGTTGCACCGTGTGCTTCTGTAGCATTTTCGTGATCTGTAAGATCTGATGCTACATCGCCTGCAGCAGTTGCGATTGCTGATGCAGTTGCATCAAGTGCTCTTTGGTCTGTGAAGTAAAGGTTTGTTCTTTCTGAAAGATTTTCAGTGCTTAGGTTTGCAAGGCTTGAAACTGTTCCAATTACACTACCTGTTAAGTTACCAGTTACATCACCAGTTACATTTCCTGTTACATTTCCTGTTAGGTTACCAGTTACGTTACCTGTTACATCACCAGTTACATCTCCAACTAAATCTGCTGTAACCTGATTCGCAGCAAAGTTTCCATTAGCATCACGCTTTACGACCTTGTTTGGTTCGTTAGCAGATGTTGCTGTTCCACCAATAAGACCGACGATGTAGTCTTGGTCTGCTTGCTTCTTTGTAAGAATGTCTTGTCCGTTAACTGTCGCTGTTGTACCTTCAACGATTAAACCACTCTTAATTTTAAAATCTTTATTTACTGTTGCCATTTTTTATATCTCCTTTTATTATGCCTTAAGTCCCATACGAGCAAATCGCACAGTGACTGGCTTGATCGCAGGGTCTGGAGTGACTGTAATAGCCACGGTATTTCCAGTGCGAGAGACATTAATGGTGCCAATATTCCCATCATTGTCGATTGTTCCATACTCGCTGACTGATACATTTGTACCGTCAACAAGAATTGTCATTTCAGTTGCGTAGAACTTGTTGTCACCTGCTGAAGTCTTTGATATTGAAATAATATACTTCACCATACGCCAAACTGTAGCATCAAAGTTATCAATAACAGTTACGTTCTCAATTCCGTTGATTGTATTTTCATTATTTCCTGATGAACCCAAGTCTGTTGACTGAGAAGACAGGGTGTCGATTAAATCTACATAATTTTCTTGAGTAGGTCTATCTCCTGTTTGGAATAGGCCCTTAACTGCTGGAATTGATATTTTAGCCATGTAGAGATTATATCATCCCTTTTAATAAGACTATTAGAGAATGTAGTTGCTATAGCCAATAACTTGAAGTGGAATTGCTGGAGTGTTACCCAAACCAATAGCCTGTATCTGAATTGCTGAAAACTTAACTCTAAAAGGAAGAACTTCTGTGATCAGTGTGTTTTTTGTAAAATCTTCTACCTGAATTAATGGGTAGTCAATAGGAAAAATTAGTTTTGTTTTTCCATTAAGTTCATCAAGTATTAGTGCTGTTGCCATTAATCTGTTACATCTTCAAGAATCTTTAGGCTACCCTGGGCAACCGTCCAAACTCTTGTAGGGTCTGACACTTGAATGTCAAAGATGTCTCCTGTTTGAAGTTGTGCTGACTGTGCTGCTGTAAGCCAAACCGTAAACTCTCCAACTAGGTCATCTTCGTCTGCAACTGGATATAAATTTAAAACTAATGTTGCATTGTCTGTAATAATTCCTTTGTCTTTTGCAAGAGTTGGTCTTTTAATCTTCATAGCAATATCCCATTCAGATCCAGCACCCTTTAAAATCAAAGGCTCTTTTGCATCATCAGTTACATAAACTTTAAATCCAGAAGTATCTCCACGCACGACAGTCCAAATAACTGTAGGTGGCGGGTTGCCAATGTTGTACAGTGATTGAGATCCTCTTAAAGTTGCCATTGTTAAATTATACCACTCTTAAGACAGTCCGTCTTTGAGTGCCCCCCATGTTCCGTTGCCTTTTGTTTGAACAATTATCATTCCACCGTTTGCCTTTAACCCAGAAACTCCAACTACTCCAATATATCTTGCTGGGCCTGAAGATGGACGAACTGAAACAAGGGCTCCGACATCATTTACATAAATTTTTGTTCCAGCAACACCTAGTTGGCTTGTGTTCATTTGTATAATTCCAGATACGACTACAATTCCATTTCCATCAGTAGGAGATGTTACGAGACCAGAAGAAGGTAATGTATCTGACTGCATTAAACCTAGTATTGGAACATCTGGATTATGAGTAGGGCTTGCTGGATTATATCTTAATACAGTTGGGACTGGCTTTCCTTGATAAGAAATGCTTCCTGAAATAAAAACTGGGGTTCCTGCTAAAATAGGAACAGTAGAACTTGCATTTCTTACAAGTGATGTAACACCTGTCATTCCCAAAGGTGGAAGAATATCATTTAAAGCATCAACCAATGTTTTAATATCCCCGTGTACATTAACGGGATCTGAAGCAAGCGGGTACTTCATATTAGGATAGTTAAGTGATTGTCCTGTAGCCATAATCTTTATTATACCACCCTCTGAAGTTGACTTTTGGTAAAATTTTGTGTTATACTAGGTAGTAACACCTACCAAGGTGTTATTGTTTTCTAAGGAGGAAACTATGATTAAATTTATCGAAAGAAACAAAGAGATCATTAGCACACTCAGTATCGTAGCATTAGTAACTGTTTTGTCGAACGGAGCCAATGCTGATTCAGGTCTTGATACTAAAAACAACTTGAGCATAGAACAGGCTCAGACAGTAGAACCCGCCTCGAAAGAGGTTTTTTTGGTTTCTAAGGCTAAAAAGTTAGAGAGTTTTGAGAATAAGGTTTCTCTGACTGATTTGGAACTAAAGGAACTGTTGTCTCTGGTTGGCTTCAAGGGCAAAGACCTTGTTGTTGCCTGGGCGGTAGCAAAGAAAGAATCTAATGGGCGACCATTAGCATTTAACGGAAACCACAAGACTGGTGACTCATCTTATGGTATGTTCCAAATTAACATGATAGACAACCTTGGTCCTGACCGTAGAACTAAGTTTGATCTTGAGTCAAATGCTGAACTATTCAATCCCGTCAAGAATGCAGAGATTGCATACTATATGACAAATGGTGGAGATGATTGGTCCTCATGGAAGGGCATCACTCCAAGAACCAAATACTGGATGGCTAAATTTCCTAAGTAATATCTCAAATTAGGACCCCTCTTAGGAGGGGTTCTTTTTTGTTTCCTGAAGTATCCAGTTGTAGGTTTTTTCAATTCCGTCTTTAAGAGACATTGAGTAATCCCAGCCTAGTTTTTCTCTTACCAAGTCATTATTAGAATTTCTTCCTCTAACTCCCAAAGGTCCAGGGATATGCATCTTGCTCAAAACCTTGCCCTCAATACTGCAAGCAATATCTACCAACTGGTTGATAGTAACCATTTCTTCAGATCCAATATTAACAGGACCAGTAAAGTCTGATTTCATAAGTCTTCTTGTTGCTTCTATGCATTCATCTATATATAGGAATGAACGGGTTTGTTCTCCATCCCCCCAAATTTCTATAAAGCCATCTGACTGTATAACTTTTCGACACATTGCTGCAGGAGCCTTTTCTTTTCCACCATCCCAAGTTCCTTCTGGTCCATAGATGTTGTGATATCTGGCAATCGCTACGGGAATTCTGTTGTTTTTATTAAAGGCTAAGAACATTCTTTCACTAAACAATTTTTCCCAGCCATACTCGCTGTCAGGATCGGCAGGGTATGCGTCAGACTCTTTTAATCCAGGATTATTAACATCCAACTGCTTATAGTCAGGATACATACAGGCAGAACTTGAATAAAATATTTTGGTTTTATTAATATCATATTTTGCGTTTAGTCTTGATTGTGCCCTAAGCAAGTTAAGGTTTATAAGTGCAGAGTTTTCCATAATCTGGGAATCGTGTTCTCCAGTAAATATATATCCAGCGCCACCCATATCTGCAGCAAATTGATAAATCTCATCAAAACTAGTAATTAACTTATATGGTATTTCGCTATAAAAGTTTCCTTGATATCCTTTAAACTGAATTGCCTTTTCAACATTTTCATAAACGGACAGATCTCTTTCAATGAACTCGTCTGCCTGTGTGTTAGAAAAATCAGGATGCTTTAGATCAACACCTCTAACCCAGTATCCTTCTGACTTAAGTCTATTAACCATGTGGCTACCGATAAAGCCACCTGCTCCAAGGACTAATGCTGTTTTCATACTATCTCACAATTCTCTCACTTAAAGTATATATCCCTATTTTAAAATATTTAGGATATTAGTTTTTCCCAAAACTCAGAAATATGCAACTGCTTATGTAGCCCAGGGTGTGGCCAGTGCGCTCCAGGCCCCTTTAGTCTTCCATAGTCATATGCAATTTTGTGGTAGTCATAGCCATAGTCAAATATTTCTGGGTACATGTCTTTCCATCCATGATGGCACCCTTGCCAATTTATCATCTCAAAATGCTTGGTAAGTTCAGGCACACTGTTTGCAACAAAACCAAGTTCAAAGTCTGCTGGAAACTCTTTCTTTGTTGTGTCTGAAAC